AACAATACCAAGTGCCAGTGATCAGTATGCTGGTATACATACAGGTGCTGATGGTAATGTATGGGGTATTCCTCATAACGCAACCAGCATACTTAAAGTTGATGTTGCCGCAAATACATTCATTCAAGCAAGTTTTGGAGCCAGTTTAGCAGGTTCAACCAAGTTTATAGGTGGAACATTAGCCAGTGATGGTGCCATTTATGCTACACCATTTAATAGTGCTGATGTGTTAAGAATAGATACTTTAGCCAATACAGCAAGTAGAAGCAACTATGGTGTAAGCACTATTAAAGGTATTAGTGGTGGTCAAAGTAAAGGTCCAAGAGTATATATGTGTGCTGAAGATTCACCAAGTGTATATGTGTTGGATGTCAAAGACAATGGTGGTTCCAACGCAAATGCTATATTCAGTTTCCATTTAGGACCAGTAAGTCAAGGAGGACATTAAAATGGAATGTTATCATTTCTATCAGTTATCAGATGGATTATATAGTGGAACAGGTTGTTTAGCAGATATGGATTTAAGTGTGTATGGCTACACAGATGTAGATATTCCAGACACAGTTGATAGTTTAGAAGGTTATCATATGGGACCTGAAAACAGATACTGGACAGGCACAGAGTGGGAGATTAGATAATGCCAGTGATTAAAAAAGCAAAAGGATACTACTGGGGCACCAAAGGGCCCTTTAAGACCAAAAAGAAAGCACAAGCAGTGGGTAGAGCCGCTTATGCTAGTGGATACAAAAAGAAAAAATAGGAGAACAATATGGCTACTACAAGTGCTGGTGTAAGTGAACTATATACACCCATATTAAGAAAAACAAAAATGGTTAAAAAAGGTCGTAGCACCGTTATTACAGGACCAAAAAAAATAAAAAGGAGTAAATAATGGCTAAACATATGAAAAAGAAGAAAGGTGCCAAAAAAGGTAGCAAAAGAGGATAAAACTTGGGTCGAATACTTTACAAAGATTCGTAAAGTCTGCCCCTGGAGTTATAACTCAATGGATAAAATATTAGTTTGGGAATCACCACACAACTGCTTTAATACAATAAGAAAACTTTATTCTTCCACCAAGTTCGAAGCATTTGTGTATACATTCCCAGAAAAATCAGCGGAGTGGCTGGAGTCACAATGTGTGTTGCTTAACGATAGTGCGTTGTGTGAAGAGTGGCTCTGGTCCCACCCTGACGCTGATAGTGGAGATGGAAATAGTACACATATCGGCTGTTTAATACAACAAGACAAACAAAAACTGAGCGAACTCAGAGAACAAATAGGATATAATGATGAGTAAAGATGAACTATTAGCATACGCAGATGTAAAAGTGCGTGAAGCAGGTTTAGGTAGACAAAGTGACTTATCAGTATTTTTCGAAATACTGGAAAACAGAATAACCTCAACTGAACAAGTAGATGAGCATTTCAATGGCTAAGCGTATTACAACAGAACAACTACATAATGAAATAAAAGTTATCAAAGAGAACCATTTGGCTCATATACACGATTGTATACACAGGCTTGAAGCAGATGTAAAATACAATAGACGATTCTTTACAGAGCGTATGGACAAACTGGACAGCAGAATATACTGGATACTGGGCACAATAATAGCAACACTGGCCACAGTAATAGGAAGTATGATAGTATAATGCCAGTTCCACCAAAGTCAGTCAGAGATGCCGCAAGGAGAGGTTTAGAAGCCAGAGAAAAAGCCACTGCCAGTAATAAAGCAGGAACTCCAGTGGGCATAAAAAGAGCAAATGATTTAGCCAGGGGGGCAAACATAAGTGTAAACACACTTAAAAGAATGCGTAGTTATTTGGCAAGAGCCAGAGACAACTATGAAAGAGCAAGAAAAAAGGGTCTAACAGCAGAAAACAGCAAAGCCATACAGGCGTATTTATTATGGGGTTCAACAAGTGCTCGTGCTTGGGTAGAACGAGAACTCAACAAGTTAGACTAGTGTAAATCTATTACCCTGTTTTTCCAACACAATATCACTTTCAGTTAAATCATCCTGTTGTGCCTTAACAGCAACAGCAGTCATTCTCTTGAAACTTATGGGTAAAAATGTTTCATTTTGTCCTTCAATGGGACCCAGTCGTCTGTTATAACCTATATCCTGTTGAGTCATTATTTTGTCTCCCTTAGCATTATAGGGCAAACGCAACAGGGTGTAAGCACAATGAAAGAATATTTCCAAATCAGCAAGTTGTTTTTCAGTTATTCTGTGATATCCACCATCTCTGCTACGATTTCTATAAAATCCGCAGGGTATATCAATCAGTCTATTCATTGTGAGACTTACACCATCTGAACTGCGATAATGATCGCCATTTTGTTTATATGGCTTAAAAAACAAATCCAGTTTGCTTGTGAATGCGGATTGTCCGTGCCAACGGGTTATATCCAGTGCCAGATCTCTGGCCCAGTTAAATAACCATTGCTCCGTATCCACAAACACACCCGGATAGTTTATACTTTCAAAAGGCCGACATTCAATCCAGCCCTCTGACAAGTGTTTTGTGTCCAGTGTATAGGGTATAACCATAACAGGATAATCCTGTTGATTATTATCCACAAAGTTAAATCTGGATTGTATTTCTATATCACTGCGAAAATGTTTTGTTTTGGTTTTAGAGGGTATTCCTAGGGATTTCTTACTTAGACTTATTCGTTTTGGCATTTTTTTCTCCTGTTCTATATGACTTGTGATTTATAATATAGTTTATACTCTTGTATGACATTCCATACTTTCTGGCCAACTTCATCATAGTGATGTCTGTGTTGGCATAATCCCATCTTATTTTTTCAGCAACTTCAAGACCCCTATGAGTGCCGTGTTTGGGATTGTGTTCTATCTTATCCAAATGATTTAGTTTGAAATAACTTGCTCTGTCTGTGTAATCCAAATGATCAGGATTCACGCAGGATTTATTACCACACTTCTGAAACACACAGATATCAAAACTTATATCAATACCTTTATAGTGATACAAACTGAAATGATGAGCATACTGTAGCACAACATCGTTCTGCCAGTTATACACAAAATACAAATGATTTTGAATGTGGTCTTTATTAAAATGCCAACATCCATTATCTAAAACTTCTGTTTTTCGCCAGAATCTTTTCAGTACATTATCAGTGTATTCTGCTTGTGTGTTAAATCTTGTTTTGGGTGTTAAACCTGCCATATCTAATCCTTTTCTACTTTACAACATTATTTATCATATTTAGCAAAAAAACACAAAAAAACAGGTAAAAAAAAGGCCCAATCTGGATAAAACTGGGCCTTTATATTCGATAAAAGGATCATCAAATAAATGATAGTGTATAAGGCTCTGTAAATACGAAGTGCGATAGCACTATCCTGGATTTTCATTTATATGGCACAAATGTTCAACATATCGGGTTAGACCTTTTAGATTGAAATGAGCCTTATACAATAGTATTTATGTGTTTTTCCTTATTTTAGTCATTTATCCGGTGTTCTGTATAAATACAAATGGATAAAAAGGCACATTTGATGACTAGAAAGCAGAAAAAACACTATAACAAACTGATCAGAGAAGCAAACATTAAGAGAAAGCGTCTTCTTCAAGCAAAGGGCACACATATGACTGTGCCAAAAGATTTAAGTGGTCCTGAAAGATGGGCGTTGGTTGAACAAATAACAAAAACCAATCACACCAATCACACCAAAGATACCAGAACACTGACACAAATAACTGCTGAACAGAAAACAGATATGGCTAAATCATATAACACACATCAAGGCAAACAGATAACCAAGGCTCATACAACACATTACATAACAAAACAAGATTACAGAAAACTCAAAAGCATTTAGGGAACTCACCATAATGAGTAGTGGAAAAGGCTGGTTGGAATGCTCACAGCACACTTAAACAAACACTATGAAGATGCGTCATAGGAAACAGGTGTAAAACAGACACATAATAACCCTGAGTTGTGTCTTATGCTATTAGCATAGTCGGAGAGCGGTTGGAAAAGTCCAGAGTCCATACACATACTGTTAAAATACCGCCGGGTTTGAAAGGCTTAGAAACTCACATAAAGTTTTTTCAAAAAACCTCCTGTTATAGGGGGTTTTCTTGACTTCAAAATCTACATAAAGTCATATTAAAAAATATAAACACAACAACAACTACACGAGTGAAACGAGTGTTTGTGTTGTGTTTCTTGTGATTGCGTAAGCAATCGCAAGAGCAATATGTGATATGTCTTTGCTTCGCAAAGCCATAAAAACACACACATCCACAAGTGCTATCGCACTTGATGTCTGGTGTGTTTTAGTTTTTTCGTATATAAACAACAAAAAGCCAAGATCTTCACGATATGTGCTGTTATGACTGATTTTCCTGTAAATAACAACACAATGACAAAACAACAACTGATTGACAGATTATGTAGTCCAGCATATATGGACACTGACAAACTACACTGGGCAAGAAACATACTGATTGAGCAGAAAACAGAACCCACAAAACAACAAATCAACACAATGAATCAGTTGATGACAATGAATATGTTTGAACAACGCAAATACATCATATTCAATGACCGTTTAATGATCACACCTCAAAAACAGCAAAACTGGTGTATTAGGGATGGCAAATGGCAAAAAACACACAGAAAATATCCCACATCGTATAAATAAGAGTAGCAATACAGTTTAATAAACTGACAAACACCAGTAGCAATATGGAGTGAGCAGATGACAGATCCCAATAAATCAGAATCCAACACAGAAAAATACACCGTTAAAAGAATAAAACAGGGCGAAAAAACTGTGACTGGCAGAGTTGTGGGCAGAAACAAAACTGTTATTCCAGAGGAAGATTTCTTAAACTTGGCCAGACTTCATTGTACTTGGCAGGAAATAAGTGACTTCTTTAATGTGCCTGTTCAAACACTGCGTGATAACTTCTGGGATCTCTGGCAACAGGGACAGAGTGAAACACGTCAGAGATTGAGAAGAGCACAACTGGATTTGGCACTTAAAGGTGATCGTGTGATGTTGATATGGTTAGGTAAACAGATTTTAGGTCAAAGTGAAACACCCGTCAACACAGATGAAAACCGTGTGTTGCCCTGGAACGAACGAACAGAATCGTAAGACCTGTCGCTGGGATATATGGGGATATCATCAAACACCAATCCCCGTCACTACTCAGCACAGGCAACCCTTAAGGAGGATATACAGTTATGAAACTACCAGAAAAAACAAAATACATATCAAAAGGCATCAACACAATGGGACTCACAGGCATCAGTGTTCTGTGGGCAGTTATGTTGGATTTAATCACACCTTGGTGGTTGATTTTGGCAGTGTTATGTATTACAGCAGGTTATGGCAGTGAAGTAAGAAACACAGAAGCCCGATAATGAGACTCACAAAACCGCAACAAACTATCAGTGACAATCCCAGTCGTTTTAGAGTAGTTAGTGCGGGTCGTCGTTTTGGTAAAACATTCCTATCAATAAATGAAATAGCCAAACATAGTCGTTATCCAGGCAAAAGAGTTATATACATAGCACCCACATATAGACAGGCAAAAACAGCCATATGGCAGGATTTACTTGAACAACTATATGATAAAAACTGGATTAAAAAAGTAAATCAGAGTGAACTCACAATAACACTGGTGAATGGCAGTCAGATATTCATTCGTAGCAGTGACAATCATCAGAGTTTGAGAGGAAGTTATTATCACTTCGCAATATTTGATGAATGTGCCGATATAGCACCAGAAACTTGGTATCAGGTTATTCGTCCCACATTAAGTGACACACAGGGCTCAGCATTATTCATAGGCACGCCAAAATCCAAAAACTGGTTCTATGACTTGTGGTGTAATGCTGGTGCTGAACAGGACTGGGCCAGTTTCAGTTATACTACACTGGATGGTGGTAATGTTGCTCCAGAAGAGATAGAAGCGGCTAAAAGGGACTTAGGAGAGAAAGAGTTTGAGCAAGAGTATTTGCGGCATTCGTCACATATAGTCAAACCGTATTCTACGCATTCTCAGAACAAAATATGCTGAAAGCACCTGAAATATCACCCAATCAGGCACTCCATTGTGCTCTAGATTTTAATATTTCACCTATGAGTTGTGTGGTATTTGCCAAAGGCAATGATGTTGATTATGCTATAGATGAAAT